CTCGATCACGCCATCGACCGGAGGATCGGTCTCGATCCGCGTGACGATCAACGACGGCACCGATACGAGCGACAAGGTCGGCGGCGATGTCTATGTCCTGCCGCTGACGAGCGGCGCGTCCGCCAAGGTCAACATCGTGCAGGTCAGGCTTCCGCCGTTCTCGCTGCGGCTATCGGTGGTGAATAACGCGGGCGTGACACTGGCGGCGTCGAGCAACGAACTGTACGTCCGGCCCTGGAACGAGGAGAGCGTCTAACGTGCCGCGCGGTCGCAACGACTACGACACCGCCATCCTTCAGCAGCGGCTGTGGTCGCCTGCGGTGTTGCGGCCGACGGTATGGCTTGACGCAGCCGACATCTCAACGATTTCGATCGCGACCGGCGTTTCCGAATGGCGTGACAAGTCCAACAACGGCTGGAATGTGGTCCAGGCGACCGCAGGAAATCAGCCAGCATACACTCCCTTGGGGCTGAATGGACTGAGCGTCGTCAATTTCAGCGTTGGGAAATTACTTCAAACGGCGAGCAACTTCACACTAACCGGCGACCCTAATATCACGGCGATTGTTGCTTATCGCAAGACGACAAATACAGAAGGAGCCGTTTTTGGCTGGGGCGGCCCTACCCTTTCGTCCCCAGGGTCGGCTTTTGGTTATTACGACGACGGAACAAATGCGTCCTGGGCATCCGCTGGCGGCGCCAGTTACTCGCATCAAACTCCCATTCCGCAAAATAACGAATGGGGCATCGCGTCGTTCGTAAAACCAGCCGGCGCTTTCACAAACTCTACGTCATTTCGCAATGGTGCGACGTTTTCAGTCAGCACAGGCGCAAACGCTCCAAATATCCTTTCTCAGCCGTTGAGCGTTGGTCGGTGGGCTGACTATGTATTCAACAGGTTTGCAGGAGACGTTGCGGAGTTGCTTGTTTTCTCTTCTGCCTTTGCTTCGCGCGATAGGTGGGGAATTGAAGGCTACCTTTCCTGGAAATGGGGAATCCCCCTCGCCGCCGATCATCCATTCGCCAACCGCCCTCCGCTGATCGGGGACTGAGCCATGCTGCGCGTCAGGACGCCAGGATCGGCGCTGTTCGCGCAGCAGCAAGCCGCCCGCCCGCTTAGCGGCCTCTCGTTTCTCTTCTCGCCGCTGCTCGGTCACGCGGCGGTCAATGTTCTCGTTCCGTCCGCCACGATCTCGATCACCGCCATCGCGCCGACGATCCAGGCTGCGACGGGCGCGACAATCATATGTCCGGCAGCGACCATCGCTATCGCTGCGAACGCTCCGGCGATCTCGGCGGGCAAGAGCGTCACCTCTCCCGCCGCGACGATCAGCCTCGCTGCTAACGCTCCTTCGATCTCGGCGGGCAAGGTCATCAACGTTCCGGTCGTCGCCCTGCTCATGGGCGGCGAGGTTCCGGCGATCAGCGCGGGCAAGTCTGTCGCCGCCCCGGCGGCGACCATCGCCATTGCGGCGCTGGCTCCCGCGATCCAGGCCGCGACGGGCGCATCGGTCGCATGTCCAGCCGCGACGATCTCGATCTCGGGATCGGCTCCGTCGATCTCGGCAGGCAAGATCATCACCGTCCCCGCCGCCACGATCACGCTGGCCGCGTTTTCGCCGGCCGTGGCGAGCGGAAAGAGCGTCGCGGCACCTTCGGCCACCATCGCGCTTTCCGCCGCGCCACCGATCATCCAGGCGGCTTCTGGCGCGACGATCTCGGCACCGGCGGCGACGATCAGCCTCGCGGCGGTCGCTCCGACGGTCAGCGCCGGCAAGTCCATCGCCGTCCCGGTCGCCTCGGCTCAGGTTCTCGCGGCGCTCGCGCCGCAGCTGGCGGCGGGCAAGTCGATCTCGGTCCCGACCGCCACCATCACGCTCACTGCCGCGTCTCCGGTCATCGCGGCGGGCAAAGCCATCGCGGTCGCCGCTGCGGCCATCGCCATCGGCGGCATCCCGCCGGCCATCGAGATCATCGCGCCGCCCGGGACGTTGCGCGTCATCCGCGATGCCATCAGAACCGCCTGGGATGCCCGCTGGCCGCATGGAACGACGTACCGGGTACTCTGGCAGCAGAACGACAACGAAAGCGTCCCAGAGCCCGGCGAGGCGCGCGCGTGGCTGCACATCGCCATCGACTTCGACGGCGAGGACATTCGCGCCTATGCCGGCGGGCGCGAGGCGTCAGACCGCGAGTGGCGCGGGACGGTCGAGATCCGCGTGATCGCTGAGACCGGCTACGGCGATGACGCCGCGCTCGATCTGCTCGATGACGCGGTCGGCGTCTACCGCTCGCGTCGCGAGGCGGGGCTGTCGTTCATCGACGGCTCGACCGAGATCTTCGATAGCGCGACCGAGGATGGCGCGTGGTTCGTCCGTGGCACGATGCTGCCCTGGACCTACGAGTATCGGGCATGAGCCTCCGCAGCACGATCCGCACCGAGATCAAGGCCATCTGGGACGCGAACTGGCCCTACGCCGGGATCTATCAATCGATCTGGCACGAGAACGCGCACCCCGAGACGCCGACGCCCGGCGATGTCCGGAACTGGCTGCATCTCCACGCCGAGTTCAGCCGCGAGGAAATGCGCGCGTTCGGCGGCGGCTCGCTCGCCAATGAACGGCTCTGGTTCGGCGCGGTCGCGGTGCGCGTGTTTTCCGAGGTCGGCATCGGCGAGGATGTCACCCTCGATCTGCTCAACGCCGCCGTCGTGGCGCTTCGCGCGCGACGCGCCGGCAATCTGACCTTCGTGGGGCCGATCATCGGCATCGCGGATACCGCTAGATCGAACGGCGCGTGGTATGGTCGCGGCGCGTCGATCCCGTTCCAATATCGCTTCCAGGGCTAAAGGAGACCCGACATGCCCATTTCCGAAGGCGTGCAGTCACGCATCGTCTACAAGGCCTACAGCAGCGGGTCGATCACGGCCAACAGTGAGCCGAACACCGCGACCGACCCCGGCACGTCCGGCGGCCAGGTGCTGCGGCGCGTGTCGTCGTCGCTGAACCTGGTGAAGGACAGCTATCAGTCCGAGGAAATCAGGACCGATCGGCAGATCGCGGACTTCCGCCACGGGTTGCGGCGCGTCGAGGGCGCGATCTCGGGCGAGCTTTCGCCGTCCACCTATTTCGAGTTGCTCGTCGCCGCGCACCGCGACGCGGCGGTGTCGGCGCTGTCGCTGAGCAACACGCAGTTCACCAGCGTCACCAGCGACAGCTCGACCTCGGCCTTCGTCTTCACTGCGGGCGACCCGGTGACGAGCGGTCTGCGCGTCGGCGACATCATCCGCTTCACGAACCTCGCGACGACGGCGAACAACGATCGGAACTTCGTGATCCGGGCCTTCGGTGGCACGAGCAACCGCACGGTGACGGTGTCGCCCGCTCCGACCACCGACGCGGTGGCGGACACCTCGTTCAACTTGTCGCGTCCCGGCAAGACCACCGTCGTCCCGGCCAGCAGCTTCACCTCGAGGAAATTCGGCATCGAGGAGTACCGTGAGGATCTCGACCTCTCGCGCCTGTTCACCGAATGTCGCGTGTCCGGCTATTCGCTGTCGCTCCCGGCCACCGGCCTCTCGACGGTGGAGATCCCGATCATGGGGCGCAACGCGGTGTCGCTGTCCGCCGGGTCCGCGCCCTACTTCACCGCTCCGACCGCCGCGACGACGACCTCGGCCTGCGCTTCGGCCAACGGTCTGATCCTGTCGCCGGACGCCGGCTCGTCGCCGCTCGGCATCGTGACCGGCATCGACATCGCGCTCGATCTCGAAGCCGAGATGCAAGCGGTGATCAATCAGAACATCGCGCCCGAGATCTTCCTGGGCCGCGCGAATGTGACCGGCACGGTGTCGGCGTTCGTCGAGGACTTCGCCCTCTTCAATGCCTTCCTGAACGAGAGCGAGCTACAGCTGATCGTGCGCGTGGACAGCGGCTCGGCGGCGAACGCCGACGCCATCTGCATCTACCTGCCGCGCGTCAAGCTCGGCGGCGCGGACATGCCGCTGTCCGGCGCGAACGGTCAGACGATCTCGCTGCCGTTCCAGGCGCTCCGCTACACCGGCAGCGTGGCGGGCCGCGACACCACGACGATCCGCATCCACGACACGGCGGCCTGAGCATGTCACGTTTCGCTGGTCTCGGCGCGTCGGTGGACAAGCCGACGCGCTGCTATCTCTCGATCCCGGTCGCCGGTCGCCCGCCGCTGCTGTCGCGTGATGGCGATCCGGCGTACATCGACTGCCTGTCGCTCGACAGCCGCGAGGCGGGCGCGCAGCGTCGCGCATCCGCCATCGCGCGCCTCGACCGCCGCGCCGCGAAACTCACCGCCGATGACATCGAGGCCGAGCAGGTCGCGATGCTCGTCGCGCTCATCACCGGCTGGCGGCTCTACTCGCTGGCCGGCGACCCGCTCGATGTCGAGTGCGACGAGGCGGCGAAGCGCGAACTGATGAGCGACCCGACATTCGCGTGGGTGCGCCGACAGGTCGAGGAGCACATAGGCGACCTGGGAAACTGGCTGAGCGCGACGGCGACCTGATCGCCTTCGCGCGTCACCGTTTCGACCTCGACCTGCCGCGCAAGGGCGGTCGCAAACGCGACCACCTGGAGAGTGTCGCGCGGCAGCTAGGACGCCGCCCTGTGGGCCTCGACGGGCCGCCGCTGCCTGCCTGGGGCGAGCACATCTGGTCGGCGTGGCTGGATCTCCACCAAGGTCGCCGCGTCGGCTTCAATGGCGCGGAGCCGCTGTCCTGGGCCGATCTCGATGCGTGGTCGAGGCTGACCGGCGCGGAGATGAGGCCGGATGAGGTGGCGCTTCTGATGCGGATAGATCGCGAGTTCTTCGCCGTGCGCGGCGAGATCGAGGGGAAGAAATGATCAACGCGCCGAAGGAATCGATCCTCAAGGCTGGCCTCGACGCGAGCGATTACACGCGCGGCGCGCAGGAGATCGATCGGGCGAACGAGGCTATGGCGTCGAGTGCCGCCGAGGTCGAGCGCGCGAACCTGACAGGCGCTCAGGCGCTTCAGGCGTTCGAGGAGGCCGAGCGTCGGTCGGCCAAGGCGAAGAACGAACTCGCGCGCTCTCAGAAGCTGATCGCAGAGGCCGTTCAGCGCGGCGCGATTACTGAAGAAGACGCAGCGGCGAAGAACGCCGCCGCTCAGGCGCGATACGAACAGGCGCTTGTCCGAACGTCCGAGCAGACGCGCCGCACATCGACCTCTCAGGAGGAAATGACGCGGACCATCGTGTCGTCTGCGGCGAGCATGGA